ACTTTTCTCTGAAATATTCAGAGTCGGAATGTTTGAACCATCCGTAATATGCTATGCTCCCGATCACAAGGTTCGGCTTCAATCAAATTTCGGTGATGCCCCACGCTGCTGTTGCAGGCTCCGTCCTGCGGAGCGAAATGTAACACAAATATCAAATCATTTTCAAGAAAATCCGGAAACGATATTCCAGTTCGCATTGCCAACGCCATTGTTCGCAGTCAGAAGCCAGAGGCCGCAAATCGTGCCATCGCTCAGATTGCCCAGGGACAGCCAGGGAACAGGAACCGCTACCTCGTGTTACAAGTCCGTAATTTATTGCTATTCTGCTTTTTCGAAGTTGATTAGTTATCAATTACATAGAGGGGACAGCCCCTCTGTCAGGCTGCCGCCTGCCATTCACCCCGTGTGCCGTTCGGTGAAACGCCGGAAACGACATTCCAGTTCGCAACGCCAACGCCACAGTTCGCAACCAGAACCCAGAGGCCGCAAACCGTGCCAATGTTCAGATTGCCCAGGGACAGCCATTCTCTTTGGCCGCTCGTGCCTGAATCTGTATACAGTCCATTGCAGAATCCTGTTGTACTTCCGGCTTTTGTTTCCGTCGGTACCATGATTCCCAGGGCTGGATCAACAAAGCATTTTGAGATATATTTCCATGATGCTGCTGTGTATGTTACCTGAGCCGCTACTTTCTTGTATCGTGTCTTTGCTGCATTCATATCCGTTGTAAGCAGTGACGCATCCATACAGATGTATACGTCTCTCTTTGGTGTTCCGTCTTCATCTGTAACAATATCCATAAATACATTACTGAGGACTTCATAAGCACCGTATCCGGTTTCGATTCCCTGGATCTTGAATGGATTCTTGTTATCTGTATTTGAGAACGGTGATCCATCTGATCCAAGCACGCTGTCAGTTGAGCCGGTCCGCCACGGCATTGTTGAGATGCAGGTTGTTAATGTCGTGTTGAATGGTTCTGTATCCAAATATATTGCAGAATTTGTATCGTCTACCGGTTCGATCTTCAAGATCTTAACGTCATATGCAAGATTGTGCATGTATGCGTAATATCTGTCTTTATTTGTATTTGAACCAATATCCCCGACAGATACATAAGACCCGACAATATAATTGTTGGCTTTTGCTTTTGGGAGAATCACTCTTGTTACTCCGGTTTCTGCAACTGCTACCATTTCCTGCATTGAATAAGAATTACATCCAGCCATAACGCTTCGGCTGTTCGTTGTTGCATATAAAATAATCATCATGAGCTGTTTGTAAAAGAGATCCCAGTTTGTTGTTCCCACGTACATTGAGCCTTTCTTTCTCATGTATGCGATCAGCCCTGTGTATGATACTGGTTTTCCTCCTTTCTGGCTTCCGTTTGCCAGAATCAATCCAGCGGAGCTGTACGGCACTCCATCAATGTCTCCGGCTCCGTATTTTCCGTGGATCATAAAAGGTGAAATTGTTCCGTCTGGATTAATTGACTCTCCCATTGGTCTAAGGCCAAGGGCTTCGTTCGGACTGTCTGAATAATGATAATCTACATACTCAGGATTGTCTGTGATTCCAACCCATGCGGACATTGTGACCTCTCCCACATCTACTTTTCCGGTCTTTTTGAAATCCGGTTGTCCCTGCAGTGCAGTCACATGGTTAAAGCCTTTATTATCTACGGTAAAATTACATGGAAAGTGCATGAATACGCCAATCTCCCTGTAATCATCCTGTCCGATTGCTGTATTTGTGGACGGTTTTCTCACCAGTCCTTCATTGTCGTTCAGTTTCACGCCTGTTGGACTGGTAGAAGTGTCATACTTGTAGATTCTCGTTGTATATACTTTTCCAGTCCTGCGGAGGGCAAAGAAATTTGAAAGTGCGTTTTCAATTCCTCCACCTGCTGCAGTAATATTCTGAATCTGTTTATTTGCTTCTGTCTGTAAATTGTTCACCGCAGTTTCTCCGGTCGTCTGGAGATCTGCCTGCAGCTGTGTTCCTTCTGTGATTTTTTCTCCCAGGGATGTGTTCAGATTAGAGGCGGTTTTATTTGTTGAATCCAATCCTGATTTTGTCTGTGTCGCAGTTGCATTTGATGAATCCAGGTCGGTTTTGGTTTTTCCGGCCGCTGTGTTTGAATCATCCAGATTCTTTTTTGCTGTATTTGCTGTTGAGACTGTGGTATTCAGCTGGCTTTTTAAAGCAGTTCCCTGTGTAATATCAGAGTCAAGTCCCTGTTTTAATGTCGTTCCTTTAGAAATATCTGATTCCAGATTTCCTTTTAACGTCTGTGCGGTGCTTATGGATCCATCCAGATCAGTTTTTCTTTGTGCAGCCGTTGTATTTGTACTGTCCAAATTCTTTTTTGCTGTATTTGCTGTTGAAACTGCAGTATCTAGCTGACCTTTTAAAGCAGTTCCCTGCTCGATATTCGAATCAAGACCCTGTTTCAAGGCTTCTGCTTTCTTTACATCTGCTGCAAATGTCTGTTCTGTATGTTCGTTTTTCGCTACTTTTTCGGTTATATCTGTCTGCGCTTCGAGAATGTCAGTTTTAACCTGATTGTATTCGTTGTTTTCATCCGAGACTGCATTTATCGCATTAACAATCGCATCTCTGACATCTCGCCCTTTTTGTGCTTTTGCAATCTGATCTGTGTATTTTTTTACGTTTGCCACTTTTATTCCCCCTTATTTACAAGGCAGTCTGAATATTCTTTTGACTTTAAATCTCTTACTTCTGACAGAACAGAGGTAAGCATGTAATCCATTAACGACGCAGGGATTCCATGCTGTGCCATTGCTCCAAATACCACGTTTCGAATTTCTTCTGTTCTTTTGTCCAGGATTGCCCCTAACGGAGGAGCTTCTACTGCTTTCTCTACTGTATTATTATCCTCTTTCTGCTCCTGTGAGGTGCTTTCTTCTGTGTCCGACTCGGACACCTTTGTTTCTTCCTTAATAGTTTCTTTATTGTCCTTTTCTTTTACTTCATTCATTATGCTGTTTTCTCCTTTTCCTCATAGAGATTTTGAATCAGTTTAAGCATTAACGGAATAAGTATTCGGAAGTTCCAGTCTTCCGGCTTTCCTTCCTCATTCAGCTGTGCGGCTTCCGGAAAGATACTGTATACATCTTCCGCGTAGAAACCTGGCAATTTCTTTCCGTTTAGCCAGTCTGTCGGGCTTAAATAGTTTTCTTTGTACTTAAACCATATTACCGGCACATCCAGTATTTTTTTTGCTTCATTCAGCGTCATATCTGCAATATGATCTTTGTACCGTTTTGACGAAGACGACAAATAAGCTACTGTTGCTCCGTCGCTCGCAAATACCATATGGCCTCCAGATGTCACATGGGAAAGATTAAATACTTTAAATGCGTCAGAACCATCCGAAAACGTTGAAGTACCCGTATGTATCTCTAACCCTCCATTAAAAATGAAAGCATGTGATCGCATACTTAACGTTGCGTATCCGGTGGTTATTTTTCCGCTTGTAACCGTAAAATTTCCGATAGTTCCTTTCTTCGCTGCAAATGAACCGTCTGTGTTAATTTTAAAATAAGTATTCGCAGTAACCAAACCGTTGAAGTTGATTTTTGATGCGTTAATCTTAACGCTCTGCGCTGTCTGGTTAATTGATGATGCAATTTCTCCAGCAGATACTTTCGACTCTATTTCCGTCTCTGTCTGCGTGATTCGGGAGCTGAGAGTACTTTCCGCACCTTTCGCGCGGGAAACCTCTGACGTGATCGAGTTTTCTGCAACTGTGATCCTGGATATTGCAGTTTCGGCCGTACTTTTTGCGGTGTCAGCTGTATTCTTTGCAGTGTTTGCTGTTGTCTGTGCTGCATCTGCCTGTGCTTTTGCAACGCTAATGTCTTGATCCTGGATTCTTTCCCATGATGCTGTTTTACTTCCAGATGTCGTTCCGGAGCACTTCCAAAGCAAATTGATGTTGTTTCCGTAATTTCCATGGTTCGGACTCTCCGGATATGTTCCTTTTGACAATTCTGTTACTGTGTAGTTTGGCAATGATTCCGCAGTTCCGGTTCCTTCTCCTGATGTACTTGTCACTGATGCTATGCTGAATCCGTAGAAGTTGCAGCTTGAGCTATCTGTACGCCAATATACATAAAATTCTGATGTCGGAACAAAGACGGAAGCTCCTGCTATATCAGTCCCTCCGAATTTTCCCGCAAGTTTCATAGTTCCGTTGTCGTTGTAATAAATCTTTACATAATCGTAATTTACACTCTCTGTCCTCGAATCGGATGAAAATGTGATCTTTAATCCCGGAGTTTTATACGTGTATCTATACGCATATCCGGTTGTAATATCATAGTAAATATCTCCGACATGCAAAGATTTTAAGTCATCAGTCGTCCAGGCTGAGGCTGGTTCATTTGATGTTGTCGGGATTTTACTTCCGTAGAAATTTCCGTTTTTCTCAGATACTGCCTGGCGTACGGTTTTTACTTCAAGAGTGATGTTATCTACTGCCAGCTTTATAGCCGTATTCATTTGTTCTGTTGTAGAATAACTTTTCAGCTTTGTATCTGTATCTGCTTTCGCATTCTTTTCCGCCTGATCTGCCGCTGTCTGTCCGGCTTTCGTGGCATTTGTTTCTGCGTCGGCTGCTGCTGTCTGTCCAGCTTTTACTGCATCTTTATATTTTTCTTCCACCTGTACTGTTGTCGTATAGGTTTTTGACACCTCTAAAGAAATGCTATCTGCAGCTTGTTTAATTGCGCTGTTCATTTCCAGTGTTGTCGAGTAATTCAGTAACTTTGTGTCTGTATCTGCTTTCGCATTCTTTTCCGCCTGATCTGCCGCGTCCTGGCCTTCCTGTACTGCGTTTGCATAGAGTTTATTTGCCATTTCCTGTGTCGTATATGTCTTCGACACTGTTGAGAGGATATTTGTCTCGGTCAGCGTTATTGCTGATCTGAGTTTTTCTTCCTCTCCCTTTGCCCTGGATACTTCTGCAGTTATGAGTCCTTCCTGTACTTCAATTTTTGAAAGCGCAGATTCTGCTGTACTCTGAGCTGCTTCAATGTCCTTATCTTTTACCCTTACCCATCCATACTCATTACTGTCATTTTTCTGATACTGATAAGCATAGCCGGTTGTGGTATTGAAAAAGAGATCTCTTTCGTGTTCCTTCCTCAATTCGTCTGTCGTCCAGGCAGATGCCGGATTGTTTTCGGATGTTGGTTCATAATTTCCGTACCAGTTTCCGGATTTTCTCTCCAGCTGCTGCTCCAAACTCGAAACAGAAAGAGTTATCTTTCCGTCCATGGCTTTCAGGGATGTTGTGACCTCTTTCAGAATCGCTGTTTTATTTGCAGAGTCTCCATCTGATATTTTGGTTTCAATGTAGTTTTTGCACTCTGTTGAGAGTGCTTCTGTTTTAACAGAACCGGCAAGGATTCTCTCTCCTATAATCTGGCCATTCAGTGTCATTCCGATCGTGTACGGGCCGTTATATCCATTGTGAGATCCGCCGATTCCGTTTTTATTTATCTGTAGTATATTTGTTGCCTGTTCTTTGTCCGGTGCATCCATGTACAGATCCCGAAGCCAGAGACCGTTTTCATCAAATTCTGTGAGTTTGTATCCGCCTTTTGCTCCCGTCATTTGTTTCGTAAGATTATCAATTGCGGATTTCATCCAAGACGCTTGAACTCTTCCAGCCTCTGTTGTTTCCTGCCGGATCTGAGTAAATGTCCCAGTAGTCTGATCTGTGAAAGACTGCTGCAGATTTTCTCCCAGTGTCAACTGCGCCTGATCTGGTTGCTGCAATGGGATTTTCATTTCCATAACCGGCAATACTTTTTTCATTCCATACGGAATTGCATTGCAGAGCACACGGTCTCCTATATCAAAAGAATCATAATCCTGGCCAAACAATGACAAATCCACTGCAGTCAGGGAAATGACAAGGTTCTCATACTGCTGCGTCGTCAGATATTCTGTTGCTTTTTTCAGGAGGTTCGCTGGCGTTGCTACATCGTCCCACTTCTCTGTTTTCCACACCCATCCGAAACTTTCTACCGCCTCTTTGCTGTATATGTAGTCTTTTCCGTCGTTTACGGATGTAATGTCCACATTCTTTTCAAGGCGTTCAAATTCGGATGCGTTTTCGTCTGTTTCCTGTTCGATTGCTGCCCCCAGCGGGATCAGAGCTGTGATAACATCGTCGGCAGTCATTGTCTCTGAGTAATCAAGCAGGTTCTCTCCGAATTGAATTGGTTGTTCGCAATACTTGCCGTATTCCTGTATATTTATCCAGTCAAGGTATAGCTTGTCTTCTTCGTGTCTGAGTCTCAGGTATCCGCCCAGGCGATCAACCAGTTTCTCCCTGATCGCTTCAAGGGTGTTTTCTCTGTCAGTTATCCTGTACAGAGAGTCATTGCTGTCATGGATCGCAACAACCCCGATATAGATTTTCTTTCTGTCCTCAACCTGATTATTGTGCAGCTGTAGCCACGCGTCTAACATTTCCCTGGGCGACATGTCGTGCCATTCCTGCTGCGGCAGAATCGTATCTGCCAGGAACGACAACGCTCCGGTTGCTTTAATCGGTTGATTTTTAAACCGGTCTTTTTCTCTTGTGCGGACTTCTCCGTAAAAGATTTCTGTTTTATCTCTGTACACTGAAATCATGCTTTTTCTGTTATGAATATCATTGTACAGAGGATTTAAAGCCGGTACTTTCAGGGTTAACTCTCCTGCATATCCTGTCTGCAGGTCCAGCTCCGGATTGATAACTGCTGCCTCCCGGTCTCCTGGATAATACAGGATCTTGCCATCTAATTTAATTTTGTACATTACAATGATCCCCTCCTGTAAACAATGTCCAGTGTTCCTGATCCGGCAAATTCAAGTGTTACGTCAGATCCGTATACAACAATATCTGGAAAGCGATTTCTCCCCAGTGTCAGAGTGTAGGTTTCTCCGCACGCTGTCACCTTTAGTCCTGTTGATCCAATACTTTTTACATTCAGCACCGGAACGATTGCTACATCTCCAGAATATACTGTATATGATCCTGATCCAGATATTGTGATCCCGGCTCCCTGATCTATCACTCCGGTTTCGAAGTCGAACGGATCCCAGAGCCATTCCTCCGTTGAGTCAGCAAGCGAATATTTATAAGGATCTGCTTTCGGAACGCTTAAATGAAATTGACCGATCTCTCTTGACCGGTCAAAATCTGTTATGTACGCTCTTCCGGTCCAGTAATATACTGGATCGTTTGAAAATGTTATCCTTATATTTTTACCATGCAGTCTGTTTCGAATATTCGAAATAAAACTGTCCCAGTCTTCGCGTGGCTTCTTACCTCCGAACAGAATATCAATTTCCCTTGATTTATATACTGGTCTGCCGGTGATTGCTTCTGATCCATCCAGAAAACCGTCAGCTCCTGGGACATCAATGAAATACGTCTCTACCTCTGGTTCCCCGATATAATCATTATTGCCAATTGCGCAGCCCCAGTCTGCTAATGTATCTATGACTTTCCCAGAGTTTTCAACAGTGATTGTTGCTTTTATTGTCAATACATTATTCATCTGTAAGCTGCCTCCTTTGCTATTCTTCCAAGTTCATTATTGATTGCAGGTGCAAGTTTTCCAGCCCATTCTTTGTTGTCGAAATAGATTTCCTGTCCTGTGCTCATTACTTGGATCAGCTGTGCCAGCATTCCGGTTATTCCTGTAATATCTGTTTTGTTCAGATTATTAGCTGGTTTCATTGAGCTTGTGTCTAACTGCATATCCATCTGAACATCTTTCATTGCATCAGCAACAAGTCCCTGGCTCTTTTCAATTCCTGTCGCAAGGCCTTTCATAAAGTCCGGCATCCATTCCTCATAGTAATGTAACGGACCCTCATCCGGTCTTGAGAAATGCAACCATGATCTTATTGTGTTTGCTACGTTCGATACTGCATTCGTTACGTTACCTATGCAGCTCCTGATTCCGTTTGCAATACCATTCACGAAATCCTGCCCCCATCGAACCGCCTGTCCTGGCAATCCCGTTATATAACTGATTGCACTAGAAAATCCATTTACAACAGCAGAATATACGCCTGACAGTGCTCCGGATATTCCAGATACAACGCTGTTAAATGTATCAACAGCTCTGTCTTTCATGTTTTCAGCGTATTGTATAACTGTTTCCTTTACGTTCTGCCACGTTTCGGACGTTCTCTCTCTGATGTTATCCCAGTATTCTGAGGCTCTGTCCTTTAAATTCTGGATTGCTTCTGTTGCGCTTTCTTTCAGTTTTTTCGCATTATTAACAACGAATCCTTTGATCGCTGTCCATGCTTTTGCTGCTGCCTGAGAAGCAGAATCCCAGATTTTTGATACTGTGTCCCGGAATCCTGTAAATAATGTTGTGACTGCGGTAACAAGTCCTTTTGCCAGAGCGGACACAACCTGCTTAATTCCGGTCCATATTGTTTGCGCTGCGTCTTTGATATTTGTCCAGATATTTGATGCGTCTGTTTTGAGCTTATCAAAGTTTCCTGTTACCAGGTCAATCAGTAAGATCACCGGTGCAAGAATTGTATTTTTCAGCAGTTCCCATGCGCCCTGTGCAATCGTTACAAGTCCCTGCCAGATGTTCTGCAGTGTATTAACCGCATTCTGCCATAGCGTTGTGATCGTTGTCACAATTCCAGATATAATCGGATTCTGCATCATTGTCGTCCAGATATTTGTAAAGAAATCCGAAACCTGCTGCCAGATGCCGGACCACCACGCTGGAATACCCGTAAAAAATGCAACAACGCTGTTCCATGCCTGCGGTATTGTTACGGTAAAAAAGTTTACGATTCCATTCCATATCTGCATGAAAAAGTCCGAAACCTGCTGCCAGATACCAGACCACCATTCCGGAACTCCTGAAAGAAATTCCATCAGTGTGCTCCACGCCTGCGGTATTGTGTCTGTAAAAAACGATACAATTTTTTGGACGACTGCATTTACTGCATCCCGGAACCATTCGCATTTTGTGTACAGCAATACCAGAGCTGCCACAATCGCGGCTATGACAGCAATAACTGGGTTTGCGGCTATTACTCCAAACAGCGCGGTAAAAGCACCTTTTAGTTTTCCAATAATACTCGTTATTGTTGTTAAAGTTTTCATCTTAGAAAACAGTCCTGTAATTGCAGATATTCCGGTTGCAACCTCTCCAACCATTATCAACAACGGACCAATCGCGGCGACTATCAGTGCAATTGTAGCAACTACTTTCTTCTGTCCTTCACTCATTCCATTGAGCTTTTCAACAAACCCTTGAATAACTTCTGCCGCTTTTCTGATATATGGCATCAGGATTTCTCCGAAGGCAATTGCCAGCTCCTGCAAGGCACTCTGCAAAGTTGTAAGCTGTCCAGAAAGATTATCCTGCATGGTTTCAGCCATGTTTTCAGCGGATCCTTTGCAATTATCAATATTTTTTATAAGTTTCTGGTAATCTTCATCTGATGAATTGATTATTGCGAGCATGCCGCTCATGGCTTCTTTTCCAAAGATAGCTGTCGCTGCCTGCGTCTGCTCTGCTTCTGTCATTCCTCCCATGGTTTCGCGTAAAAAATCCATGGTTTCACGCAGTGTTTTCATGCTGCCATCTTCGTTCTGCAGTGCTTTATTGTACAGTCTTACATTTTCTGTGGTTCCCTCCTGCAGCTGAGTCAGTGTTTCGTTTGCAGTCGCAAGCTCTGTTTGCTTTATTTCCAACGTTGCGGCAGCGTTTGAGGCTTCTGTTGACTCAGATCCGTACTTTGATACCGCATCATTGTAAGCCTGTTGTGCTTTATCTGCTGCCAGTGAAGCTTTTTGCACTCTGAGCATTTGCTTGTCAATTTTAGCTTGATCTATAGACGTAGCCGATTCTGTTGCGTAGAATCCCCACTTTTCCATTGCGTCTCCAACATCTTTTGACGGTTTTATCATGTTTGTCAGGGATGATCTCAACTGCGTTCCGGCTGACGACGCTTTGATTCCGCTGTTCGCCATAAGGCCGATAGCGACTGCTGCATCTTCTGCGCTATATCCAAGTGCACCTGCTACCGGTGCAATATACTTGAATGTTTCTCCCATCATTCCAACGTTCGTATTAGCGCTGGATGATGCCTGTGCCAATACATCCGCAAAATGAGAACTATCTTCTGCCTCCATTCCGAAGGCTGTGAGTGCGTCTGTAACAATATCTGACGTAGTTGCAAGGTCTTCTCCAGATGCTGCCGCAAGATTCATAATTCCAGGGAGGCCGTCGTACATCTGCTGTGCATCCCATCCGGCCATTGCCATGTATCCCATAGCGTCTCCGGCTTCTTTTGCAGAGAATTTTGTCTGTGCTCCCATCTCTCTTGCACGTTCTCGCAACTTATCCATGTCTTCCGCAGATGATCCGGATATTGCGGCCACATTGGACATGGAGCTGTCAAAATCTGCCGCAGTCTTTACTGCTGCTGTTCCAAGTCCTGTCACTGCCGCCGTAACCGGAAGCATTTTTTCTCCGGCAGATGTCAGCGACTCCCCTATTTTCCCGGATGTTTCAGAAATCTCGGCCAGTTTTGCGGATCCTGATCCAACTTCATTCTCAAGTGATTGCAGGCTCTGTTCTGTTTCTATAATTGTCCTTTTCAGAGCGTCATACTGTTCCTGGGATACTTTTCCCTCCTGGAATTTCTGCTGTACTTCCCCTTCTTCGTTTTTCAGAAGTTCCAGCTTTTCTTTTGTGTTTCCGATTTCATCAGACAGTGCTCTCTGTTTCTGCTGTAATAGTTCCGTATTCGTAGGATCCAGTTTCAGCAACTTATCAATTTCTTTGAGTTCCGTCTGTGTAGTATTTATTTTTGCATTCAGACCATCAAGCGACTGCTGCATCTGAGTAGGTGCATTCTTCGCTTCATTTTCCAGAGACTTCAAGCTCTCCTCGGTTGCAATGATTTCTCTTTTCAGAGCGTCATACTGTTCCTGGGAGATTTTTCCCTCTGCAAACTGCTGCTGTGCCTGCTGCTCTGCAGTCTTTAAGGTTTCCAGCTTTTCTTTCGTGCTTTCGATTTCGTCAGCAAGCGCTTTCTGTTTCTGCTGTAATAATTCCACATTCGTAGGATCCAGTTTCAGCAGATTGTTTATATCTTTCAGCTGTGCCTGTGTGGTCTTTATCTGTGAATTTACATTTTTAAGTGAATTTTGTAGTCCTGTGGTATCGCCGCCAATTTCAATCGTAAGTCCCCTTATGTCGCGGCCTTTGGACAAAAATTATCACCTCCGTTTAGAATTTATCCATATCCTCCTGAGTTGCCATTTTCGGCCATTTATAGTCGTCGTTATTTTTTTCCGTAAAAATATCCAGGACAAGACCTACTGTCAGAAGGTCTAAATCCTGGATACTTATTCCAACTTGCGCGCACCTGAGAAGGAATAGAGGTGTCGTCATTTCCCGGCTACTTGGTCGAAGTTTTTTTTTGCTTCTGCCTGTGTCTGCTGGTTCAGGTTCCAGAGTTTTACAATCTCCGGGAAAATTGTGTAAATCGAAAATGTATCAAACTGATCTAACCAGTCGTATACATCTTCCGGAAAATCCTGTCCCTTTTTCTGTGCTGCGTGTTTTGCCATTACGAATGCGACGTTTTCGAACATCTCTAAATCCTCGATAGGGATGTCCGACTCGGACACCTTCGTTTCAGTCTGCTTATCCTGTGATTTTTTTACGGACTTTTCAATTTTTGCCATGTCCTGAAAAATATCTCTCCGGAACTGAATCCGATAAATTCTCGGAATTGCAGCAGAAGCGGCAAAAAGCACCTCTTTATCATCAATTTTAATTGTTTTTGTCAGCATCCTTATTCTCCTGCGGCTTTTTTATCTACATTAACAGCCTGCGTTGCTTCTGTGATTGTTTCTGGATAGTACACTGTCTTATACCATCCGCTATACACAGTGTCGTCTGTGTCTACCGTTGTCTGAGCTTTTACCCGTCCGTTCGGAAGTGGAGCATTGCTGATCGTAATTGTTTCTGTGCCAGGTTCAATACTATCTTCTTTCGTCTCGGATTCGATTGACGGTCTGGTAGCTGTGCAGTTGTAGAGAACTCGTCTGATTCCTTTCTGATCTCCATCAAATTCAAACAGAAATGCGAATTTCTGTGTATCCGTAGAATCACTGATTTCATGCAGCACACCTTTTTCGTCCTTCTTTTCTTTCAGGACATCCTGTCTGAAAGAATCCGGAATTAATGCAAATTCTGTATCTCCTTCATATCCGTTGTTTGCAGCCGACACATAATACTGGATTCCGTCTGCATAGAACGGTGAAATATCTCCATTCGCGTCAAGTGATATGGATACAGATCCCGGAATCGCTTTCGGGACTTCAAAAGTAATTGTTCCATCTTCTCCTTCATTCTGCAATGCGTAATGTGCGTTTTTAAGATTGTACTTAACTTTGTTATCTTTTTTGCCCATCTTTATACCTCCATTTCGTATAAAACTTCGTACATTTTTTCTGAGTCAAGATATTCTCCTGTTTTGTCGTATGTGATTCCATACTTGTCCAGGATGTCCTCTATCTTCTTTTCATTGTTCCAGTCCTTTTCGTCTGAATACAATTCGATATTCAGAACGTCGATTTTTGCATAGGTGACCCCGTCCGCGTGAAAATTATCACTTCCTGGAATCCTCCATACAACAAAAGGCGGCTCTATCCAGTTATGAGTCGAAAAATGATCGTATTCATACGGTAAGCCGATTTCATTCAACATTTCTTTGATATTTTCAGCTGACATCATAGCCTTGACATGATCTCCTTTTCCAGCTCTGCTATTGCTGCCTGTTCTGCAGGTTCTACATGTTTGATTGCGGCTACCCTTCCGCCCCCTCTTTTCTGATGTCCTTTTTCAAGCAAATGCACCAGGGAGTATTTTGTATCGTGGATCGCAATAACTAAACTTGTAGAATTTTCTTTCACAACAGTTTTCTTCCATCCTTTTTTATACTTTCCGGTATTTACCGGGGATGTCTGTTTTAGCTTTGATACTGTCTTTTTTGCAACATTATTTACGCATTCCTTCGTTGTCTCAGTGCATTGTTTTCCATAGTCTTCAACAAGGCGATTTATTTCTGCTGCCAGATCATCAATTCTGATACTATCCGCCATTGTCGCCCCTCCTGTCTTTATACAACTGTACGATTTTTTCCAGTGACAGATATATTGCAGGTGGTGCAGCGTCAAATTTCTCCTGAATCTGCACTATTTTGTACATTGCCGGATTATGTTCATTGATAATCTCATCTCTCTCAAAATCGAATGGATCCCAGAGCCAGCCGCTTTGTGAATCAATGATAACAATGTCAAGAGCTTCAATATCTTCCCTGTTCAGCACTGCTGCCGGAATACTTAACAATTTTGTTATTTTATTTCCTGCTGTCTGTGCGTCAAAATATCGTCTCTCTCCGATTGTGCGATTTCCGAAACGAATGTCTTTGAGCTTGGTATCTACGATCACCCTGTCTTCTGTTTTGCAGATACTGAGTATCCCATCTGTAAACGTTTCAAACTGTTTGCGCCTGGCTCTTGGCATATTCTTCCACCTTCTTTGCTATCTGCAGTCCAATAACCTCACTTTTGTAGTTTTCCCAAAACTGCTGCAGTTCTCCAGAATACTCATACATTACAAGCTGAAAAAGGAGTGTCCTTTCCTGAGTATCCCCCAGGAAATCGCACTCCCCTATTTTTCCGGCTAATGATGCCATGCCTCTTTTTATCATTCCTTGGAGCTTTTCATCTCCTTTTGGATCGTCCCAGGTGATGTCCAGATAGTTTCTGACATCCTCCAGAAGTTTTGATAAATCATTTTCTGACATAGCACTCATTTTATCACTCCTTGGTTACAGTTACGGTATAAGTCTTTGTCTGCTCTCCGTCTGTGACTTTAACAGTTACGGTATTTGCTCCGGCGGTCCATGTGATCTTTCCGCCGTTTGTTACTTTGCTGGATCCCGCAGTAATTTCAATTGCTGCTGTTCCTGATTTCGGGAACGCTGTGATTGTATTTGTTGCAGTTGTTGTTTTTGCTGTGTATGTGTTTGTGTCGCTGTCAAATTTCGGTGAGAGGGTTAATCCTCCGATTCTCAGGTCAGACAGCAGTGCATTATCTACGTGCTCCTCCTGTTTACTTACAACCTCGAAGCGAACCGGATGCAGATTTGTAATGTCCAGAACGACAAAAGCATTGTTATCCAGTGCGAATCCATGAGCGTATAATTTGATAAGATATACTCTTTCGTCTTCCAAAAATCTGTATTCATCTGAATACTCAATCTTTCCGTTTTTGGACATTCCTACGCCAAGGAAATACTTTCCGGCCATTCCGTATACTGCAGTTCCTTCTGTAACTGCTGCCGACTGGATGATTTCCAGAGGAATCGGAAGTGTTGAAACATATACTCCGTCCGGAGACATTGCGCGTGTTGCCGGAAGGATTCGTTTCCAGTAATCTACCGGATTTACGATCATAATCAGGTTATCTACTGTTCTTGCCTGGCCTTTGCTGTTTCTTGCCATGATAGATGTAACATTTCCAAGCTGGATCATATCAAGAGCTGTCATTTTGATAGTCTCTTTTTCCGGATATTCTCCGGACACAACGTTCACTCCGTCTCCTACCTGGCGCGCCATTCCGATTGGCATGTCTTTTCCGGTACCATTTACAATTCCGTACTCAAGTCCATTTGCAAGAGCTTCTGTGAGCACCTGACGCACGTAGTTATCTAACCATGCAGGGCCTAAATCAAGCATAGCTTTTGATACTGGCAGGAATGCGCTCAGTTTATCCTGAGTTACATCTACTTCCTTGAATCCGGATGTCAGTTCTTCAATGATCTTGCTGCTGAGTTTGCCCCATGCTGCTTTCTGCTCTCCGTTTGTGTTCAACATCATTCTTGTGAGGCCAGTTACAGTTGTCGCATTTAATTTTGACAGCAGCGGATGATTTGTTGTCAGTTCTTCAAATACAGAATCAATGATTGTCTCAGGGAAAACAGTCTCAATATTGTTGAGAGCCTGTTTTGGATCCGAAGATTTCATTGCGTCAATTACTTTCTCGTAATACTCTCTCTCTGCGCTTGTGAGCTGACGTACACCCCTCTGTGCAAGCACATTCATATCACTCTGATTTACAAGCTCTTTCGCCTGTTCAAGCACGTTCTCCTCGATATCCTGACATAATTCTAAATATGCTTTTGAAAACGCTTCTGAATCATTCTCCGCAACAGCAGCATTCATTCTGTTGAGGATTTCCGTTCTCTTTAATGCGGCAAAATCTTTATTTTTCATTTTACTCTCCTTTTTTGAATCCCTGCAGAAATCCCTGCAGTGTGTGTTTCTCTGGTTCTTCCGGTTTCTTTCCCGGTTCGGGTTTCTGTCCTTTCTGCATAAGCTCCAGCTGTTCTCTGAAAGACTTCGTATCTTTCATATGCTGCATAACTTCCTGGAGACGTTTCTGCATTCCTTCTTTTGTCATGTCTCCCTCTGGCGCGTGTCCGTAATCCTCTACCTTGTCGATCAGGCCATATTCCAGACAATCATCCGGAGTCAGGAAGGTTTCTGCTTCCATCATGTCTGCAAGCTGCTGTTCTTCCAGATTTGAACGCTCAAGGAAGATTTTCCGATTGCTTGCCGTAAGTACGTCAAGATCATCCGCTGTCTTTCTCAGCTCTCTTGCATTTCCGGATGCAGTTACCCATGGTTCGTGGATCAGTGCTGTTGTTCCTACGCCCATGATTCTTTCGTCACATGCCTGTAAAATCACAAAAGCTACGGAATACGCCACTCCATCAACGATTCCTTTTACATGGCTTCCGGACTGCTTCAAAAGGTTGTAGATAGTTACTCCCTCTTTTACAGATCCGCCATTTGAATTGATATGTAATTCAATCGTATGGTCTTCCGGGATTGCCGCAAGCTGATCGCGGAAATACTTTGCAGAAGTCTCGCTTTCGGTATATGACCATGTTTTCCAGTCAAATTCTCCATACGCCGATACATCATCATAGATGTATAGCAAATGTACCGCCGGATCTGCTGCCTGCTTAAAACAGTAATTTGTTTTATTCTGTGTTTTTTCCATTCCCGCCATTTTCTCCACCTCCTTCCAGGCTGTTCAATAAATCCTGTACTGTGCTGTAATTCTTTGTGATAAAATGCTGGTTCGCCCATTCTTCATTGATCTGCGGCTGTCCCATTGCACGCAAAATCATGTTAATCGTATGCGTTCCAGACTGTACCAGCTTGTCAATCTGCGTCGCATTGCTGAATATGTCAACATGCTTAACGTGTGACGTGTCTACCATGCAGCGGCTGCCCTTCAATACGGCTTTCCCGTATTTTTTACGGTTGATTTCGCTCTCTAAGGATCCGGCTAATGGATCCAGTGCAACAGTCAGCAGTTCGTCTATTGCCTTGCTGTTGTCCTGCACGTCCCCTTTCAGGACTGACGGAGGGATTCCTATTGCCCTCGCTGTAAAGTCGAATACATCATCATATAGTGCTTTTATGTCTCTTGTTGTTGTTTCATTGTAGTTCTTTGACCTGTTCGTTTCTGTGAAAGTATATCCTTCGAATAAGGGCAGAACTGCATTTTCGCTTTCAAAGAATGTCTTAAAATAATCATTCAGCAACTTTTTGAGAGTATCATCAAAGTTTTTGCTGTTCTGGGCTACGGCTGATATGTCCAGAGTTCCTTTTGAGCCATGTGACTGCATAAAGGTCTTTGCTCCGTACTGGATCAGCTTCGCATAGGAACCATATAGCCCCTGTAGTATCGTATTTACATTTTTCCAGTTCGGTTTTAGATACAGAACATCTGTGGATCTAAACGAGCTGCTTAAATACATTTCCTGAAAAGTGTAATCATCAATCTGTACCTGGCTGTATGTGTTCCCGTACAGTGCGCTTCTGGTTGTGCAAAATGAATCTGCTACATAGAGCTGTCCATCTATTCCATCAACAACCAACGTCTCTCCGTTTCTGAACATCTTTTCGATTAACTTATCAAAAAACTGCTGTTTATTCTGGTTTCTGTTTGGTTCGTAGTTCCAGGTATAATATTCATCCCGGAATATTTCGTCACCATTCAGGAATGTACGAATCTCGCATTTTCCTAACATTTTTGCAAGAATCTGAATTGCTCTCTGAAAAGCCAATTCCCTCAGATAAATTTCTGTCATTATGCTCTCAATCGGATTGTCTGCAATCTCAATTCGAGACACATTTTCAACTGACTGCTCTGGTTCTGACTGCTCTGGTTCTGGCTTCCCCCGTATCAGATTCCTGAATGAAAATCCCAACCTTTCTCACCCCCTTTCAGTAAATCATTACTCCAATATCAGGCACTGCTGCCGTTTGTGCGTATGGGATCATGTCCTCTATTGTCATTGACGCGACAAGTGCCATAAACGGGTCAGTTTTTCTGCTTTTCGCTTCAATTTTCCCGTAAACATAGTTTCCTATGTCTGCATCATCTTTCTTTCCCGGTTTTCTCCCGTATGGGATCATTTTTGTATTGTTCGTCCCCCAGCGGAGCACTGGATTGTCTCCCCAGATAAAATTGTCATTTGCGAAACAGCTGTCTATCACTGTCGCAACTCTCATTATGTCTGAGGGACGTACAAGCTTTAAATTTTTATATACTTTTGCGTCGAATCCAATTTCCCGGAGTGCTGCCGCCAGCAGAGCATAGCGGAAATCGTCAATCGCAATTCCTTTTATGCAATATTTCATCATTGCTGCTTGAATATAATCAGTGATAATCTCCGGATGTATCTCCACATCATCCACCATTGTCAGCAGTCCTCTCCGTCTCCATTCTTCCAGAGGAGCTTTTATCCTTGGAATATCTTTTGACTGGCTGCACAACCATGAATGATTGATGTCATACCGGATATTTTCATCTCTGAAATGCAGATTTACGGAAACAAGGTCCGTAATCTTCGAGAAGTCAATCCCGCAGGTGCATGTCCACCCTGACAGATCCGGTATTTCTCTGTTCGTGAGCTTTATTTTCTCATACGAACACACTTTTATGTCTGCGGATCCGCTTGGGATATTCATTCTCTTTGTCATAAATGCAGTGAGACGTTCAGGATGCGCTAACCAGTCATTGTACTCTTTTCGCATTTCTCCCATTAACGTCGGGAGATATGGCAAGGACGGATTTGCTTTTTCCCAGTTCTTTTCGTCGTATACTTCTTCTTTGTTGTCCAGTCTGCAGATAAATGGCAGCATACCATTGTCCGGAAGATCATCAAAAAGAATATCCGTCGCTGTCCCAAGCATATCGTCAAGTGGTCCTTCTCTTATATCTCCCTGGGTGGTGTAGTAGGACCGGCGCGGATGTGGTTTCTTTCCAAGTCCGGTTGTGAACACTTCAATGTTCTTGTAGTCCTGATATTGATGTATCTCATTGAACACCACCATACCGGAGCGCATTCCGTCTTTTCCGGATGGGTTGTTTGTACGTCCCAGAATCGTTGATTTCGTTTCTGTTCCTACTACCTTCTCAGATGTCCAGTAATAGAATTTTTTTAATTTTTTCGTATGTTCAGGCGTTTCAAGAGCTTCCACCACGTCTTTGACGGGTCTTAGTGCCTGATCTTCGTTATTTGCACAAATATCTACGTCATACGCCCTGATTCCGTTATACGGGCTTACCAGGCAGGCAGATTCCCACGCTATTGTTCCGTCCTTCCCCGCGCCCCTTCCGAGCATACAGAAAAGATCCGGCCAGCGCGGAGTCTTTGATACCCTCCAGTATGTGCAATCGTGCAGTCCCACGACAAAGATCTGCCAGGGAAATAGCTTTTCAAACGGGAAATATTTTGCAATCCCGATATATTTCGTCAGCTGTTCGCTGTCTGTGTATATGTCTTCGTTTTTGAAACAACTTCTGACGTGTGATACCAGTGCTTTGACTTCCCTGGAAGCTCTGATTTTCTCAGACTCTACGGCCTCCATGAACTCCTCTATGCGTGGATCACAATTCGTCATCATCATCCCCCTTTATTGTTTCTTTCGTTGTCAACTCCAGCTTGTCCAGAATCATCAGCATCTGTTTGTTGACAGCAACCAGATCTTTGACCGACTGGTTCTGTTTTACAATCGTTGCTTTCCCGCTTGCGGATGTGGTCTCAAAGGTCACTCCGCGCTTTTTTATATCTGTTTTTAGCTTCTTTTTGACATCATAGAGGGTCATATAGTCGTCCAAAAGGTCTTTGAAGACGGAAATATCTGCCTGTTTTTTTCTCAGCTGCTCTTTTAAGCTTTCTAATATATCCGCTTTTTTTTCGGCCATTTTTTCACCCCTATTTTTTTATTTTTTCATCATGTGCGACCTTTCGCAGATTTGTCGAGGCCACCCACCGGTCTCCGACCGGCCGCC